TGGACGGCAATCTATTTGCACACCCTGTGCCACATCTAGGCAAAGCTGGCACCGGGTCAGATCAGCCGCATCAGCAGAAGCGCCTCGTCCTCGTCTTCGTCGTAGCGCTTGCGGAGCCGCCTGCCACCGCCTGCAGCGGTCGGTGATCCTGCAGCCGGTGGCGGCGCTGGCGGCTCGACCGCGCCCGGTGCAGCCGATGCGCCGCCGAGCCAGAAGGCGACAAAACTGCGGATGCCGGCCTGCGTGGTGATCGCAGGCGCCGACGACGCGCCGCCGAGCCACGGCGCGAGAAGGCTGCGGACCCCGGGCTGCGCGCTGCTGGGCGCCGCGGAGGCGCCGCCGAGCCAGGTGGCTAGTGGGCTGCGGTTGCCAGCGGCCACGTCATGCCGGGTCGCTGCCGGTGATTGGCTCGGCGCTGGGGTTGGTCGTCAGGGTGGACGTCCATGCCGTCGTGCTGTCGTCCTCCTTCGTGACGGTCAGCGTCGTGCCGCTCGCGCTCCACTTGTTGCGGATGTGGCGCAGCGCGTTGAGCGGCGAGCGGCTGTTCGTGTCGCTGACCGCGCTCATGTCGCGGTTGAGCAGCGCGTCGGCGTTCTCGGTGGCGGTCGGCACGGCGCTGACCGCGGCATCGAGGAACGTGCCCACGATGTGCCCAGCCTGGCCCGCCGAGTAGCCGCCCGGCAGCGCGGTGATCCACGGATCTCCGGCGGCGCCGGCGGCGGCCAGGGCCTCGCCAGTGGAGCCCGCGCCGGCGTGGCCGGCGATCGCCTCATCCCAGACCGAATCCGCGATCGCGCTCGCGGTGGGGATGTCGCCGGTCGCCGCGGGACTGGCCGGCAGGTTGTCCGTCTTCGCCTTGATGGCGGCAACTTCGGTGTCGATGTAGCCCGCCACCGTGGCCAGATTCGCAGCGGTGGCCAGCGTGCCGATCTGCGTGTCGAGGTTCGCCGCCGACATGCCCACGGCAGCGCGGATCGTCGCGTCGAGATCCAGCGTCGTCGAGTCCTCGTCGAGAGCCGTCAGCGTGCGCGCGGCGGTGCTCCACACCGCATCAAGCGCGCCACTCGCGAAGGTGGCCGCGGTGATGGCGCCCGAGCCCCAGGCAGTGCCGGCGGCGTGCGTCGTGTTGACCTCCGGTCGTCCGCCGGAGAACGTGCCGGCGGTGCCGCCGAAGTGGCTCACATCGACCTTCGGCACGCCCGCGCTGCTCTCGGCCGGCATCAGGCGGAACGTCGCCGCGATGAAGTTGACCGTCTGTGAGTCGACCGTTACCGCACTGACGATCACGGTGTAGAACGACCCGGCGGCGAAGAATCCGGAGTCCGTGTTGTCCCCGGTGTCGATCGAGAAGGCGTGGATGCCCGTCGTGCTGTCCACGTCGATGCCGTCGGTGTCGAGCAGCGTGTAGCCGGCGTCGCTGGCCCGCTGCGTCATCGAGGTGCCCTTGTAGATCTCGATGTCGGTGACGGCCAGACCGGTTAGCGTGACGCTGGCGCCGGTCGCCCCGGCGTAGCTCGAGAAGAAGACGGGCAGCACCGCCCCGATGGGGACTGGTCCGAAGTTGATCATTGGACTATCCTCCCCGCGATCAGCGGGCTATGCGTCAGGCGACTGCGGCTGATGAGCGGGCCGGTGATGCCGGCGCCGCCGCCGGCGCTGACGGGCCCTACGTCGCGTCGAGGCGCCCACACCTTCCACGCGCCACGGAACGTGGACAGCTCGGCGCACAGATCGTCGCCGAGCGACGACTTGCACACCCCGAGCATGACCAAGCCCTCGGGCAGTGCCGCGCTGCCATCGAGCGAAGAACCCGCGACGTAGACCGTATCCCCGGAAGCGTGCGGCGATCCGGCCAGCGAGCCGGTCGTGGTGGTGGTGATCGGGATACCGTCGCGCCACCACTGGCCCGTCGCGCCCTTCTTGCGCACGCACCAGGCATGGGAAACCCCATCGAGCGCGCTCGCGGCCTTGATGGAGCTGCGGTCAACGCCGGTCTGCAGCAGGCCCAGCGCCATCTGACCGGACACGAGACCGTAGTTCTCGTCGACGTTGGCGGCCAGCCAACTTACGCCGGACGCGCCGGACTGCCCTAGGATCTGCTTGTAAAGCGAGCCGCTGGCTGGCAGCGGACCCGCTATAAACCAGATCGTAAAGTCGCCGTTTCCGAGGGCGTCGAGCGACGAGAAGTTGGCGGAGGCCGCACCGGGCGCCGTGTCCGAGTAGACGGCAATGCCGCCCGGGTTGACCTTGAGGGCATGCGACCCGCTGGACGCCGTGTAGGCGCCGAGCGAAGCCCCGCGCTTGGCGGACGCATAGTTGACACGGCCCCACGAGTGGCCGGAGACGAGCAGCGACAACCGGGCTTCGAGCGCCCAGTCCGCCAGTTCGGCGTGAGCGATCTGCCGCTGCTCGCGGGCATCGACACGCATGCGATTACGCCGGCTTCAACGTGAACCCGCGAACGCGCAGCTTCCAACCGCTGCTGATGGTCTGCCCCGTCCCGGCGTTCTGGAGCCAGATGGCGGCGAGTACCGGCGCGTCGAACACCTCGAAGCGTCGCCGCTGCGTGCTGGTGGTGTTTTCGACTGACACCTGCGCAAAGTAGCCGCCGAGGTTGTTGGCTGAGGGGCTTCTGCCGTCGCTCGTACCGCCCATCAGGTCGAGATCCTGCGCGTGCAGCGCGATCGGGGTGTTGGCGGTCGGGTTCGTGCCATACGCGAACTCGATCTCGAACTGCGCATGCGGGCGCCCGCTGGTTTGCAGGTCGAGGTTCGCATCGTCCGCCTGAGCGAATGAATTGTTTGTGATGCTTGCGCCGCTGGCCTCAAGGTCGACCCACGAACCGTAGTCCCGTAGAAGTTCGCCAGCCATGTCACACCCCCACGCGGCGCCGCGCCGCTACACCAGAGAGCACCGCGAGGCCCGCGGCGAACATCGCCCACGTGCCGGGCTCGGGCACCTCGGCGGCATGCTTGTAGAGCCAGATGTCGACGGACCTGTCGGTCGCGTCGTAGGCGTCCATGGCGATGTAGGCGCCCAGCTCGGGCACCGAGATCCAGTGGCCGAGCACGTGTTGATTCAGGGACGCCGCGCACTGTGCCGACGTGCACGGCCGGTCGATGGCCAGCCACGTAGACGCCGGCGTGCCGTCGGGGTTGGTGGCCGGTATCACCTCGGTGATCGTCGTCTCGCTCCAGACGAAGTAGGTGTCGGTCTGCTCGTTCCACTGGATCGCGGCGCCGTGCCCCAGCGTGCCGGCGCGCACGATGTCGTAGGGCGTGCCGTCGGGCCGCTGCAGGCGAACCCCGAACGACTGATTGGCGCCCGGGCTCGCCGCGTTGTTGCGCGACAGGTCCCACACGGCCAGGTCGTTGGATGCGGCGCCGTCGGGCCACAGCGTGCGCAGGAACCATCCGCGCGACTCGTCGACGGTCCCGGTGCCTTGCAAGGTGAACTGCTGCGCGCCCATCACGCCCACCTTCTGCACCGTGTCGTTGCCCGCGAGGTTGAACTCGTAGCGGTACAGCGACGGGAAGCCCGAGGCGCCCGTGTCGGCCGCGATGTACACCACGTCGCGCCCGCCCTCGGCGCGGTAGCCCGTCGCCGACTCCACGAAGGTCTGCGGCAGCGTGCCGGTGATCGAGCCGCGGCGCGACTGCCAGGCGTTCGACCCCAGCGCAGTCGGGTTCAGCCCGGTGAAGTCCTGGCCGCCGACTCGATTGGGGTCGGCCTTGCTCGGGTCCCACAGCCACGGGCCCTCACGCCCGGCGGCGCTGGTGAAGTTGCTGCCCGAGTTCCACGCCGCGCCGCCAAAGGTGACGAAGCGGTCGGAGAGCGGCAGGTATAGCTGGTTGTCATAGGTGTGAGACGACTGGGGCGCACCGTTGCCGACCACAAACAGCGACGAGTCGAGCGCGCTGGGCAGCGAGCCGCGAGACCAGAGGCCGGACTGCGCGGACCACTGGTACACCTCGTTGCCAGCGTAGTTGGCGTGACCCCCGCCCCACACGATCAGGTTGCCACGCGACGAGTCCCAGGCCATCGAGCCCCAGGCGTAGGCGATCGATCCGGGGTTGCCGCTGTAGCGCGGCTCCGGGAAGACATCGCTCCACGTGCCGAGCGACACCTTCGCCCAGCCGCCCACCGGCGTCGCGTCGAGCGCGGTCTGCAGCCGCGACAGGTCAGCTTGGCCGAAGGCGAGCAGCGGAGCCAGGAGCAGCGAGAGGATGATGCGGCGCATGGTGGTCCTCACAGGGGCAGCGCGAGCACTTCGCGCCAGATGCGTTCCATGTACGGGGCGCCTTCGATCAGGTACTGCTGGCTGTTCGCGTGGCACATGACCAGGAACGAGCGCAGATCGTTGGCGCTGATGTTCGGCCGCGGGGTCGTGCTGGCCATGCCCTCGCGCACGTAGCGCGCGGCCTCGGGAAGCGCCATGCTGGCGATGTAGTCGGCGTCGATCAGGCCTTGGCCTCGCAGGTTCATCTGCGTCGTGAAGCTAGGCACCTTGCGCGCGTCCGGCGCCCCGGGCGACGTGCCCTCGTAGACCACCAGCCGCCCGCGGCCGGTAGCGCCGTTGATCTCTTCGCGCATCGGCCGCCACGGGTGATCGGCAGCGAGCGGGATCGTGAGGGTCGGGTTGGCCTCGGCCTTGCCCATCGTCAACAGCCCGGCGTCCGGCCCGCCGTCTTGGCCGAGGATCGCCGCGGTCCACGGGTAGTGCCCGTCCGGGTCGCCGCAGTGCGAGCGCCACCCTTGGCTGTTGTTGCCTGCGCCCCCCGGCCACCCGAACCACGGACCTAGCGTCTCGCCACGGCCGCCGATGCGCAGCACCACGTGCGTGCCGTTGGTCGCCTGCACGCTGGCGATGTAGAGCGCGTCCACCACGCCAAGCGCGCCGCTGCGGTCGCACTCCAGCGTGATCCACGGTTGCACAACGCCGCTCACGCGGTCTGGCGGAATGATCTGCTCGCCGATCTGCTGGCCGGTCTGGCGGTCGATGCGGTAGACGCGGCGGGTGTCGGTGCAGACCAGCAGATGCCCGGCGCTGTCGTAGTCGAGCCAGAAGGCGCGGTCCACTTGCCGCAGCAGCCGGCGCGCGCCGTCGTCCGGGTCGATCTCATAGACATTGCCGCTCAGGTTGTCGCAGGCGTACACCAGCCCGCCGACCTCGCGCACGCTGGTGATGTGCCCGCCCACGCCGGCGAGCACCGTAGTCGTCCATGGCGTCGTGCGGCGGTCGACCTTCAGCACGCGCCCGGCGCCCGTGTCGGTCACAAACATGACCTTGCGCTGCTCGCGGTAGTAGCTGAAGTCGTTGCTCCACGTCGTCACCGGCACGTCGCCGAGGTGCTTCAGTTCGCCGGTCGGGTGCAGCGACCAGAAGCGCCCGATCACGTCGACGCCGACGAAGAGCGGGATGTGGTCGCCATAGACGGGCTGGCCGTGCTCATCCAGCCGCGAATGGCCGTGCCATGTGATGTAGGGCGAGCCGATGGCCTCGCCGCGGCGCCCCGCGCGGATGAACAGCGGCTTGCGCACGCCCGGCCGCGGCTGCGTCCAGCCTGCGCGCAGCGATCCGGCAGCTTCGTCGGGCTTGTCGGAGGCTGACGGCAGGAACGAGAGGTACTGCCCCTCGTGCAGCGTCGTCAGGTACTCGGCATAGCCCTGGATGCCGCCGAATGGCTGCAAGCGCATGAACCGAGCCGGGGGCACCCCTTGCGCGTGTCGGCCGATGATGCCTTTCGCCTCGTCCGCGTAGACGCGCCACGGGCGATACAGCGGGGGCACGCGCCCGCTGCGCAGGGTGTCCGGCAGCCACGCGGTGTGGTTCGGGTCGCCGACTGGCTTGTAGTCGTGGCCGGTGGCGGGCATGTCGCCAGTTGGTGGCGGCGGTGGAGGGGGCGGAGGCGGTGGAGGCGGGGGCGGCGGCGGGGGCGGCGGCGGGGGCGGCCGGTCCTCCAGCGCGTCCGCCATCGCCTCGACAGCGCGGCCAAGGCCGCCCACCTGCTGCGTGAGAGCCGCGTGCGACTGCCGCAGGGCGGACAGCGCCGCAGCTTGTTCGGGGGTCACGTGCTGTCCCTCTCGATCTGCACCGACCGCGTGATGCGCTCGGTCACGGTGTCGCGCTCAATGCGCGAGGTGGTCTCACGCGCCGGCATCGAGACGATGCGCATGTCGACGACGGCCGGCGCGGGCGCGTTCTCGACGACCACGCTTGGCGCCGGGTTGTGGATGTGCGCGTCGACCTTGGTCTCGCCCACGCTCACCTCGGCCGGCTTCACGTCGACGTGGTTGTCGACCTTCACGTCGGGGGTCTTCACGTCCAGGTGCACGGCGTGCTGCGCGGGCTGCACGGTGACGGCACCCATGTGCACGGTGACGTTGGGCGGCGCGGGCGGGTTCTTGAGCGACTCCACCTGCTGCGCGGCCAGCTCGAGCGCGGCCTGGTGCTGCTCCTGCGCGCGCTTGTCGGCGGCCGGGTCCGGCTTCGCAGGCTCCGGCGTCGGAGGCGCGGCGCCCGGCACCGAGAGCTCGGCGTCGCGGCGCGCGGTGGCCTCGCGGACGGTCTGCGCGTGCTTGACCTCCCAGTCGACGCCGTCGAAGGCCTGGCTCTCGGCCTGCAGCGTGCTGATGCCGAGCGCGACGCGCTCTTTCGCCGCGTTGACCTCCTTCTCTGGGTCGATCGACCCGGGCCCGTCGCCCACCCAGTGCGCGCCCGACCACGCGGCGCGCACGACGTGGTCGGCGAAGAAGCCGGGCGCGGCGATGCGGCCAGCCGCCACCTCTTCGCTCAGCCACAGGTCATAGACCGGCTGGCAGAAGTTGACCCGCAGGAACTCGCGCCAGCCCATGAACATGCGCCACGCCATGAGCAGCGCGGCACGCGCGGCGCTATAGCTCGATGTGTAGGACATGAGCAGCACCTCGGACGGCATGCCGATGGCCATGCCGATCTGCTGCACGCACGAGCGGAAGAAGGGGTCGAAAGCGGGATTCGGTCGGCCCGGTGTCGGGCTCGTGACCTTCTCGCCGGGCAGCAGGTTCATGACCTGCCCGCTTTCGATCTCGCCGCTCCACTTCGCGGCGCGCTCGACGAGCTGCCCCTTCGACTCTTCGGTGAAGGTCTCGTCGAACGCCTTCGAGTCCATCTCCGCGAACAGCGCGAAGAGCGAGGAATTGACCGCGGCGTCGAGCTCGGCCTGCGCGAAGCGCGACAGCTGCCGCAGCGGCTCGAGCACCGGCCCGAGGATCGGCACGCCGCGGCGCAGGTCGGGCCGGAGCATCCGATAGACGTGCAACGCGTTCAGGCGGCCGGACGACTCGCCGCGGGCTGCGATGCGCTCCCAGGTGCGGACGCCGCCCGTCGTGAAGTCGCCCGGGTGCCGCGAGCAGACGTGAAAGGCGACGGCCTCGCCGGTGTCGGGCGCACACTCGACGCCCTCGGTCATCGTGGGGGTGTTGCTGGTGTTGTTCGGGTTGCTGATGCGATCGGCCTCGATGGTCTGCAGCGCGAGGTGCCGGCCGACCTGGCCGCGCCGCTCGACCATCGGCGTGACGACGAGCGTGTCGCCGCTGCAGCAGACGGTGCGCAGCACGAGGTCCTGGATCTCGTAGAAGGTCTGCCGCCGGCCGAGGTCGCAGTCTTTCGAGCTCGCCCAGTGCCCGAAACGCATCGCGACGTCCTGCTGCCAGGCCTTCTGCTGCTGCTCGGTGAGGCGCAGGAACGCGGCATTGATCGCCGGATTGCACGACAGGCCGCTGCCGACCGAGTGCGAGACGGTGGTGCCGATCGCCGCGGTTCCGACCGGGTGATTGCGATCGGCCTCGCGCGAGGCGGCCCGCAGCGCCGGCAGGTCGGTGATGACGTCCGACTCCGGCGATCCGCCGAAGGTCGAGGCCGTGGCCATCGACGCGCGGTCGCGCCGGGCGGCGTTGTAGCCACCGCCGGCGGCTGCGAGAGCCTTCCGGGCGACGACGCGGCGGGCGGCTGCGACCGGATCGAACCAGCCGATCGCCCGGTCTAGGACGTTGAGGGTGACCGGCTCGCGCTTCATCGCGCGACGATCGTGCGGAGCCGACTGCCGCCTGTGGTGGCCTCGACCTCAAGCTGCTTGCAGCGGGCATCCCACGCCTGGATGCCGGCGCGGATCTCGCCGAGGTCGGCGTAGGTCAGCGACCGCCCGGCGATGGTGTAGGACTGTTTCGCGAGCACGGCCGTTTCCGCCTCCAGGTAGAGCGCGAGCTTTGCCTCAGCTTGGGCGAGAGTGATGCCGGCCATCGCGCGCCAGTGTGGGCGCGGGCCCTGTGCCACATCTAGGCAAACGTGGCACCGTCTCAGCGCTTCTTGAGTAGCCTGTAGTAGGTGCGCCGGCTGATTCCGTGGCGCTGCAGCACCTCGGCCGGCGGCAGGTCGATGTCGCGCAGAACGGCCTCGCGCTCGGCCTCGCGGACGGTCGGCGGTTCCTTCGGGATGTAGTACTTCTCGCCGCCCAGCGCGCGGTGCAGCTGCGGCAGCAGCGCGCGCGCCTGGTCCTCGGTGTAGCTGGGGTGCTGCTTCATGACCTCGACCAGAACGAAGGTCAGGATGTCATCGCCGCGCATCGCGCCCCCCGAATCGGGCCATGCCGGCGATCGAGATGCGCTGCGCCGGGCCATCCGGCACCAGGTGCTCGGGCGCCTTCTTCTCCTCGACCTCGACCTGCAACGCCTTCTCGCGGCGTTCCCAGTCGCCATCCTTCCAGCGGTCCAGGCCGACCCAGTGCGCGGCGGCGAGCGCGTAGACGGCGCAGTCGAGCGCCTCGTTCCGCTTGCCGTTCGGCTTGACCCATTCGAGCTTCGGCCGGCCCTTGACGTAGCGGGTGACCATCCGCTCGGCGGTGATCTGCTCGAAGACTTCCGGCGGGGTGTGCCGGCTGAAGTTCACGAAGCCTGGGCCCGGCTCGGTGACGCGTAGCCGCGCGTAGATGACGGCCTTCGCGGTGTCAGGGCCGACCGGCCAGAGCTTGACGCCCTTTTTGATGGTCTGCCCGCGCCAGTTGACATCCTGCATGCTGGGGCGGCCGATGACCGGCTTCCCCGACACGCTCGAGCCCTTGATCGCGAGCACGTTGTCGGCCTGGTGCGCGCGACAGTAGGCGTAGACGGCCTGGGTGTGATGGCCACCGGAGTCGACCGCGGTGGCCAGCAGCGGCACCGGCAGGCCGTCGACGTGCAGGATGTCGGTGCGCCGGTACTCGGTGATCGCGTTCCACGGCGACCCGTTCTGCCCCTCCGGCACCGACGGGTCGCCGTAGACGACGAGCCGCTCGACGAGCTGCGACTGCATGCCGCGCCCCCATGCCCAGTCATACAGCTCGAGGCGGTCGCCCTGGGTGTCGACGGAGATGGTGCGGACACACATGCCGCGGATGACCTGCCGCAGCGGCTGGTCTCCAGCCCGCCGGCGCAGCTCGTGCACGTTCGCCTTGTCGCCCTGCTCCTCGAAGGTCTCGGCCAGGCGGGTATTGACGAACACCCGCAGCAGCGACAGGTCGCCGCGCGCCGTGGCCACCTTCGCGGCGTGCCACTCCGCTGCGATGGTGCGCCACGAGAGCCAGCCGAGCGGCGAGTAGAGGCCGGACAGGTGGAAGCCGCGCACCTTGCCGCCCTGCGCGCCTGGGTTGTCGGCGATCCAGACGCCGGCCGCCAGCATGCCGCGCTTCTCGTGCTCGCGGATCTCGCAGCCGTTCTCGCGGCAGACGTAGCGCACCGAGGCCGCGATCGGCGCGCCGGCGGCGTCTTTGTCCCACTTCAGGCCGTGCTCGACGTCCGCGCCGAACTCGAGCGGCTGGAAGGCGCCGCAGTGCGGACAGGGGACGTGATACCGGCAGCGGTCGGAGGCCTGGTAGGCGTCCTCGATGCGCGAGAAGTCCTTCGTCGTCGGCGTCGAGGCCCGCAGGCGCTTGCGGCGCGCGAAGGTGGTCTGCCGGGCCTCGGCGAGTTTGCTGGGGTCGCCCTCGCCGTCGACGTCGTGCGGGAAGTTGTCGACCTCGTCGAGGTAGAGGTCGCGCACCGGCGTCGAGCGCAGGTCGGCCGAGCTGTTCGCGCCGGCGATCACCAGGATGCCGCCGTCGAACTCCTTCAGTAGGGTCGTGTTCGCCTTGTCGCGGCTGCGGTTCGCGGCCACCTTGCCCGACAGCTGGTCGCTCTCACCCAGCAGCGGCGCGATTCGCTGCCGGCTGTTGCGCTTGGCGACGGCGTTCGTCGGCCAGACGATCATGATCGGGCCGGGGTTGGTGCCGATCGCAGCGCCTAGGCAGTTGAGCAGGACCGTGGTCTTGCTCGTCTGCGCTGCCCACATCAGCACGACCTCCTCGACCGGGCTGCGCGCCGACATGCAATCCTGCGGCTCGCGCGCGTAGGGGGTCCGGCTGACGCGGTAGGGGCCCGGCTCGGCGGACTCGTTGCCGGCGAGTCGGCGGTGCTGCTCGGCCCACTCGGTGACGGTGAGGCGCGGCGGGGGCCGGAGGTGCGTCTCGATGAGGTTGCGCGCCAGGTCAGCCGACGCGGCGGCGAATTGCTCCTCGTCGACGACTTCCATCACGTCTCGACCTCCGCGACGCCGGCCAGCGCGGCGTAGAGCTCGTCCTCGAGCAGTGCGTGCACGCGCCCGGCGTCGGTTTCCGCGGCGAGCACGGCGTCGAGGCGCGACGGGATCTGCAGCAGCGCCTCACGCAGCCCGGACAGGCGCCGGGCGAGCTCCTGGCGCACCTTCTCGCGGCTGACCAGCGCGCCGCGTGCCTCCATCGCCTTGATCTGCGCGAGCTCGGCCTCGGCTCGCTCTCGCGCTGTCCTGGCCTCGAGGTAGCCGCTCGAGGACTTCGGCTCGGAACCGTCGTCCGGCGGCGGATTCATGCCCGTCGTGCTCGGTCGGATGTTCTGCCGGCACCAGCGTCGAGCCGCGACCACCGAATCGGTGGGCATCCCGCGCTTCGCGTAGGCGGTCACCAGCGACGGCGACACGCCCAGACGGCCGGCCAGGGCGATGCGGGACAGGGGTGGGCTCGCCATGCACGTTTCAGCAGTCCGCAGGCCACCCACTAGCGAAGCCGGGCGGCGCGAAGCGACC